TCAATGCACTGGATGTGGAAAGGTTTGAAATCGTGGCAACCCTGGACAGTCACACATCTGAAATATGCAGGGAACTTGATGGGCATGTGGAAGATATGAAGAATTATGAACCAGGTGTCACTGCTCCACCATTTCACCCTTTTGCAGAACCACTACTGTACCATACTTTGACGATAATGACGGTGAAAGATTCGCCAGAGACAGTAGTGGTAAAGGGATTTATATTCCGTCAAGTGTCACTTATAAAGATTGGAAAAAGTCCTTTGTCAAGTAAATGGCAAAAGTGCTTTTTCAAGCAAAATCAAGGGGTACAAACATATTAAGACCCTTTGAAAAACCTTTATATGGGCATTACATGAGGTCAAAAATGAACCCAAAGGGGTGATTGGTAGTAGTTTCTTTCAGTGAACTGGATTTTTTGATATATCGTCACTTTGGTATTTCGGACGAAAACTGAAAAGACAAATGATACTGGACTGAACCAGGTAAAAAATGAATTTGAAAGGATGGTCAAAACAATGAAAAAAGAAGATTTGGTGAAATTAGGACTTGATGAAGAACTGGCAAAGAAGGTTGCTGATGCATCTGCGGAAGAACTGAAAGGCTTTATCCCAAAGGCAAGGTTTGATGAAGTCAACACTGAAAAGAAAAACCTTGAAACCGCAAAGGCAACATTGGAAGGTCAGCTTGAACAGCTTAAAAATTCCACTGGTGATGTGGAATCCATGAAGAAGCAGATTGAAACCCTTCAAGCTGAAAACAAGAAGAAGGATGAAACACATGCTGCTGAAATAAAACAGTTGAAGCTTGACACTGCAATTGCTGCTGCCCTTACGGATGCGAAAGCAAAGAATGCAAAGGCAGTCAAAGCACTGCTTGACCTGGAAAATGCAGAATTGCTTGATGATGGAACAGTCAAAGGTTTGGTTGACCAAATCAAGAAGCTGCAAAGTTCAGAGGATTCCAAGTTCCTGTTTGACACCGAAAAGAAGAAGCAGACAATCAAGGGTGCAAAGCCTGGTGAATCAGGCAATGATGACGATAATGACAGCATGACCCTTGACAAGTTCCTTAAATTAAGCACAGAAGAACAAATCCAGTTCAAAAACGATAATGAGAACTGGAAAGAACTATTAAATTTTGAAAGGTAGGTAAACAATTATGGCAACTTATTTGAATTTCCCCTTTGACCCTGAACTTTTCCTGCTCAATTGGCAGAATGAAAAAGACCCCACATTGACAGCTTTGCTTGAAAGTGGTGCTGTTCAGGCGAATGACAGAATTAAACAGCTTATTTCCAACGGTTCAGATTATTACACCATCCCCTTCTATTCGGTGATTGGTGGAACACCTGACAACTATGACGGTGATGCAGACATTTCAACCGAAGAAGTAACAGGCAAATCCCAAAGCGGTATTGTTTACGGTAGGGCAAAAGGTTGGAAGGACAGAGATTTCATTCGTGACTTCAACAGCGGTGCTGACCCCATGAAGCAAATCACTTCACAGGTGGCAAGATACTGGGCGAAGTACAGACAGAAGGTCATCCTGGCAATCCTGAACGGTATTTTCAACATTGCTGATGACGGTGATTCCGTTTGGGATGAATGGCAGAACCACACTTTCAGCATTGCAACTGCAACTGGCACTGTTGGAACAAGCAACAAGGTTGGTGCAACCACAGCAGGTGATGCTGTTCAGAAGGCTGTTGGTGATGCTTTCAATGAATTCAGCCTTGCAATCATGCACAGTAAGGTTGCAAATGGACTGGCAGGACTTGAACTTCTTGAATACCGCAAGTACACAGACCCCATGGGTGTGCAAAGACAGTTAAGACTTGCAGATTACAATGGTCTGACTGTTCTGATTGATGATGGTGTTCCTGTTGCTGACAGTGCAAGTGCATCAGGTGCAAAAGAATACACCACTTACCTGTTTGGTAACGGTGCAATTCAGTATGCCCCTGCCCCTGTGGACACACCTGTTGAAATCGCAAGAGAAGCAAAGAAGGATGGCGGTTACAATGAACTTATCACAAGAATTCGTGAAACCTATCATCCGAATGGATTCACTTTCGTAAAACCGGATCCTTATACTGCATCCCCTACTGATGCACAGCTTGGTGCAGGTGCAAGTGGTTCTTCCAACTGGATAATTGCAGGAAATCCGAAGAACATTGCAATTGCAAGAATGATTTCCAATGGTTAATGAAAAGCTGTCAAATTCAGTGAAAGGGGGTTGTATTGATGTTCATTGTTATTGAAAATCGTGTTTATGCTTCTGCAAAGAATGCATCAAACAAATATCCGCTTGTGTCAATCAGCGTGGATGCAAACGGTGTGGTTACCATAACAGATGAAGGTGAAGGAATTGCAACCCTTCCTGCAATGTACAAGAAAATGACCCTTGAAGAAGTCATTGCAACATTCAGCATTACCGCTGATGTTGACGGTGGTTATAAACCATTCGTTGACCTTGACGGTTATGACCCTGTGACAATATACCTGGATGAATCAAACAAAGTGGTGACAATCACTGCTGCAAATCCAAATGCAGGTGTGTTCACAGGAACATCAAGCAATACTGATGTTGCAACTGTAACGAATTCAAACGGTGCATTCACCATTGTTCCTGTTGCGGAAGGTGTTTGTGACATAACAGTGAAGTTTGAACCGACAGACACAGATTTTGCTGACACCTATTGCAAAATACCTGTTACGGTAGCAAAAAGAAAAGTTGTGCTTGAACAGCAGCGTGATATTCAGATGGTTAAGTCCACAAGTTCACCTGATGTTTCAAGCACTGTAACGGTTAAAATCAAAGCAAATGTTGCTGCACCAACAGTGACTGCTGTTTCATCTGATGAAGATAATGTTGCGGTTTCGGTAACTGACCAAACAATCACCATCACAGCAGCGGATGACAAAACAGGTGAAGCAACAATCAAGGTTTATGGTACAAAGGCAAATGCAGATGACAGTGATGACATGGAATTCAAAGTCCATGTGTATGCAAATGCTTCTGCTGCTGCAACTGCACCTGATGCCTTTGACATTGATGCAGATGAAGAAATGGAACTGACCTGGACACTTCCCACTGGTGGAACGATTGTTGAAGCAACTTCTTCTGATGACACCCACATTCAGATTGTTGGTATCACAGCAAAGAACAAGGTGAAAGTCAAAGCAGTTGGTGGAAACGGTGACCAGGCAACAATCACTGCTTATTATCAGCAGCGTGGAAAAGGACAGGTTGCAAGCACAGTTGTTGGAACTGTACAGGCAGAATAATGAAAGGGGTGATAACCAATGGCTGATATATCTGACAGACTGGAAGCTTTAATTCAGACCATACAGAATGTATCAAGCCTTGGTGCATCCTTTGTTTATGATGTTGGGAAGCTGCTTGAATCATTCGGTTATGAAATGCAGGATGGTGATGATTGGCTTCTTGGCTTCTGTATTCAGAAGGTAGAAAACAACATCAGAAATGAATGCAATGTTTCAAGTATTCCAAGCGGTTTGAAAAAGGTTGCTTCACAGATGGTTGTGGGTGAATTTTTATTTGCAAAGAAAGGGATTGGACAGTTACAGGGTTTGAATATCAACATTGATGCAGCAATTAAGCAAATTCAGGAAGGTGACACCAATGTGACCTTTGCCCTTGGCAATGGAAGCATGACACCTGAACAAAGACTGGATTCACTGATTGCTTATTTGATGGTAAGCGGTAAAAGTCAATTTGTCCGATACAGGCGGTTGAAATGGTAAGGCAAGCAATTGAAAGCCTGTATAAAGATAAATGTTCCATTGTGGAATACAGGTCTTACAAGAAAGCAAACAAATCTACTGGACAAAAAGAATTTACCGTACTTGAAAATCAACCCTGTAAATTGTCCTTTTCCACTATCAAGAGCAACACAGAAACCGCAAGTGCTGAAATGGTGAATCAGGTGGTGAAGCTATTCATTGCCCCTGAAATTGTGATAAAACCAGGTTCAAAAATAATCGTTGAACATGAAGGCAGGACAACTGCATATAAGAACAGCGGTGAACCTGGGATATACCCTTCACACCAAGAAGTGATGCTTGAACTGTTTGATGGGTGGTCATAATGAGCAGAAATGTGAAAATTGACATCAAAGGACTTGAACAGTTCAGGGATAAGATGCAACAATTGAGTGATGAACAAGTTCACACCTTCATTGCTTCATGTGCCAAAGAACTTGCTGCAAGACTACTGGCAAAAGTCATCAAAAGGACACCTGTTGGTGAATATGGCAAGTCCATCATGCGTGATGAATCGGGTGAAGCTATCCGATTGAAAAGCGGAAAGAACAAGGGCAAGGTCAAGAAGCAGGTGGTCAAAAAAGGTGGTACATTAAGAAGGGGTTGGACAGCGAAAACCGAAGCAGAAGCCGAAAGTGGCACAGGCAGGGGTGCTGATGCAGTTGCATATGCAAATTCACTTGCTATAAAGAAATTGGGCAGTGATTATGTAATTGAGGTCATCAACCCTGTTCATTATGCATCCTATGTTGAATTTGGTCACAGAACTGCTAACCACAAGGGTTGGGTTGAAGGAAAATTCATGCTGACTATTTCAGAACAAGAACTTGAAGCTGATGCACCAAAGGTGATTGAAAACAAGTTGATTAAGTACCTGGGGGAATGCTTCAAATGATAAACAAAATTATTGATGGTATATGTGAAAAATTAAATGAATCATTCGGTGATGGGTATGAAATTTACACTGAATTGAAGAACCAGGGTTTGAAAGAACCCTGTTTTTCTGTCATGTGCGTGAACCCCATCAACAATCAGGTGTTGGGTAACCGTTATTTCAGAAACAACTTGTTTTCCATTCTGTACTTCCCTTCATCCAAAGAACCAAAGGCTGAATGTAATGCGGTTCTTGAAAGCTTATACTTTGCACTGGAAACAATCACAGTTAAAGAAACACTTCCTGATGAAACAGTCAAGGAAAGCCTTGTAAGGGGAACGAACATGCGTGGTGAATTGGTTGATGATGTTCTGAACTTCCTTGTGAACTTTAACATGTTTGTTTATAAGGTTGAGGATGCAGACCTGATGGAAGAAGTGGTTCAGAAATCTGATTTGAAGTGATGAAAGGACGATGTGCAATATGGCAAAAGAACATAAAGAACCTGACATTGTTGAAATTAAGTTTTCAAAAAGTCAGTTGGTAGAATCGAAAAGGTTCAGCGGTCAAAAAGATTTGCTGAACACTATCCTGGAAGATGGCAAGGAATACACACTTGATGATGTTGTTTCCAGGGTGGAAAAATATATGAAAGGTAAGGTGAACTAATATGGCACTGGGCGGTGGTACTTTTGTAACACAAAACAAAATTCTTCCTGGCAGCTATATCAATGTAATCAGTGCAGCTTCCGCAAGTGCAGAACTGTCTGACCGTGGTATTGTTGCAATTCCCCTGGAACTGAAATGGGGTCAGGAAGCTGCTGTCATCACAGTGGAAAAGGGTGATTTCCAAAAGAATTGCTTCAAGCTATTTGGTTATTCCTACACTGATGATGAAATGAAGCCTTTGCGTGAAATCTTCATGAACGCTGTCAAGGTGTTTGTGTATAGACTGGGAACAGGTGTAAAGGCACAGAACACATATGCAACTGCAAAACATGCAGGTACAAGGGGAAATGACATTCAGATTGCAATTTCAACCAATGTTGATGATGCAACCAAATCTGATGTAAAGACATATGTTGGTGGTCAGCTTGTT